CCTTGGTGCCTTGCGATCCATGGTAGCCACTGGCTTCGGACAGTTGCTGCGTGCCAGACTGATACTGCCCCGTTGGCGTGATTGCGTTAACAATAGTTGAGTTTAAGCCCTGCCCCGCGGCTGCGCTGGAAGCTTGCTCTATAGCTTCTATTTGCGGTTGTGATAGCACCACCTCCATTGGGTCCAGCGGAAACAAGGTGTCAGCATCCATGCGGGGTTGCGCCGTAAGGTCTGGCGGATGCCACATCTGCATACCAAGAAACCCCTCTGACGTTGTACCACTTAATCCATACAACCCTGCGGTCTCACAACCTGTGCAGCTCATGCCGTGACCTCTACCACAAACATCGGCTTAAACGGGTCCATGCCTAACAGCTTCCAGTCGTCGTAATCGGGACAGTCGCAATCCATGACGTGCATTTGATGAATGACGCAAAACACGTCGTGCCCGCACGCGCAAACGATCCATGCGGGCAGCGCGCCGCTCATGGCGTAAGCCACCGGCTGCTTTGTTGCGGTCGGTCGTCGGGGTGCAAGTCATGCGTTACGCCTTTGGGCTGCGCGGAGATGTTACCAAATGGCTGTCGAATGCCTAGCGGGTGCGCTTCTAGCCACGCCCACGCGCCGCTTACTGCGTCCACCTCATCGCACGTCGCGGCGTCTGGGAAGCCTTCCACGATGCTTAAAAAGTCCGCTGTCCACGGCCCTGCGAACAACCGTATACCGTCCGTCTGGTCGCTTAACGGCTTGCCGGCATCCTGTGCATGCCACGGCGCGCCGCTGTCTGGACCTTCGCCGCGGCGCTGGAAACCTCGCTCTAGGCAGCTGGCCACCGGGTCTGCGCGGCTGGTCTTGGCGGACATGTTGGAGCTGCCACGAGTCATGGTGCGCTGCTCGCGGTCTGTCATGCTGCTAGGACGCGCGCCGACCACGCGGTAACCCATGGACTTTAGCCGCTTTTCTAGCGCGTGGAATTGCGCCAGCCCACCGCTGCCGCCCTCGATCTCCAGGCCTACAACCACGCCGTGCCCGTCAGCCTGCGCGGTCTGCACAATCAAGTCGTCGCGCTTGCCCGGCGTCGCGCGGAACGCCCGGCAGTGCTCAATAGCTCGGCAGCCCTTGCGGTGCCGTGCCATCAGCACGCCGGCAGTCTTGGCCGCGGTGCTCTTCTCGCTCGCCGCTAAGTCCCACCAGCGGATGCGCTGACAGTCTGCCGCCGGCCAGCGGTCTACCTCTGGGTCTAGCAGCGGCCCAAACCACTCCGCGCGGAAGTAGTCGCCCGGCTCGCGCGCGCTCCAGTCGCCTTCCAGCAACTGCTGCCTCACTGTGGGGTGCAAATGCTCCAGGCCTTGCACGTAGGCGTCTCGGTCTAGGTAAGGGTTGTCAGCGATGCGCGCCGGCACGTAGGCGTGCTGCGGTCCCTCATGCTGCCCTGTGTCGGGGTCTGTGCCACCAATAAACTGACGCGCGACCCAGTCGTGCCCAGGTCCGCCAGGGTTGCTAGCGGCCAACGTGCGCAGCGGTATGCGGCTATCGCTGCCACGACGCACACGGCTAATGCCGACATACTCGTAGGGTGCCGCGGTCGGCCACTGCGTCAGCTCGTCCCAGCCGGTAAACTGATACTCTGCGCCTTGGTAGCGCAGATGGTCGTTAGGCTTAAACAGGTAGGCAAAGGCAATCTTGCCGCCGCCTGGAAACCGAAACACCTTATTGGTGCCGTCCCAATGCGCGCCCTGTGGTATCCACCACTCCATGGCGCGGTCTAGCAACGCGCCCGGCTGCGTCAGGTCTGTAAACGTGCGCCTAAACAGGATGCCGGCAAAGTCTGGCTCTTCCCAGGCATACTGCGCCGCGGCCATTAGCAGCGCATCACTCTTGCCACCGCCCGCGCTGCCGCCATACAAAGCCTGAAACACGCGGCTAGTGTCAGCACTAAGATGCAGGCCAAGAAAGACCTGCTGCGCAGGTAGCGGCCAGTGTGGAATCCACGGGTTGCCAGCAACGCGCGGACAGATGGACTCAAAGGCTGCGGCGAGCTGCTCCCGTCCTTGCGCCTCACGTTCCGCCGGCTGGCTCATTTAGTCGGGCCTGCAAGACGTGCTGCGCCAGCTGCGTAGCTTGCTGCAACTGTTGCGCGAATTGCTCAGGGTTTGGCTGTGGCGGTCCAATCTGCGCCACGCCGGCTTGTGCGATTGCCTCGTTGTGCACCACAACCTTTGGGTCTTGCTTGCCGTATCGCTGCGGAAAGCGGCGCTCTAGCATCCAGGCAACGGCTGTCCAGTTGTCGTCCATAGCGCGGAGCATGCGACCATGTAGGTTTGTCTCCGCCTGCGCTTCCGCTTTTTCTAATTCCGTGACAAAATCGGGGTGCCGTTCTTTGTGCTTCCGCATGGCTGCCGCGTCAATGCCTGCCAGTCGCGCCGCGCGCTCCGGCCAAATGCCTTCGCGGACATGCTGCAAAATCGTGTCGATTACTTGCGGCGTCATACTGGTTCGCGGTCGTCCAACGGATCGCTTGGTTTTGCTCATTCGGCTTGCAGCTCCAGGGTAACCATAACGCGACCGTGCGGCTTGTGGGGGTCGCCCATAGCCGGACGCTCTAACCGAAACTGGTAGTCGTCTATGCCGATGGCGTCCGCGATGCCGTCTAGGTTGGACTTCATGCGAGCTACTAGGTTGTCGATGTCGTATCTGTAACGGGCGGGCGGCTCGAAGGTTAGCCGGATATTGATCTGGTCGCCTTCCTTGGCTTGCAGCAGTTTGTCCCAGGATTCGCCCGGATGCGACATAGCGCCGCGGGCAAGCAGGTAGGCTTGCGACCGCGCGCGCTTAACCGCGGAGCTGCGTTGCGCCCAATGCTGCCGCGCGTTCGGACTTAGTTTCTTGTCCGGCCACGGCAGCACCAAACCAACGCGCGCCCTAGGCATCGGCAGCAACCTGCTGCTCTGCCGGCTCGCTGTTGCCGTGCTGCTCGTTAATCAGCGTCTCGATGGCTTGCAGGTGCAGCTGCAACATGGGCGTAGTCGGCAGCTTGTCGCGCACGTTCCGCACGTAATACATAACCGTGGAATGATCGCGCAGACCCATGTAGGTGCCCAGGTCTTCGTAGCTCATCGGCATAAGCTGCTTAAGCACGTAGCAGGTTAGCTTGCGAGGCACGCTGATGCTTTGGCTGCGGTCGCGGCCTTTAATGTCTTCGACGCTAACGCCGAAATAGTCGCAAATGATTTGGGTGATTTGATCGGTTGCCATTAGGCGCACATTTTAAAGACGTGCAAAAGGTTTGCGCTAGAGAAAAAAATGCCGCCCGTCCGCACCGGTCATGGGGGGGGGGTAGGGAATTGCCTGCGCGGTCAAGACGCAGGGGCGCGGACGGGCAGCGGTGTAAAAAAACCGACCGGCAAAGGGTAGACAGTCAGAACCGAAAATGACTCTTGCGAGTCTAGGTTATGTTCTTTGCCGGCCGGTGCTGGCTAACGCTAGCCAGCAGTATGCTTGTTGTGTTTCACGTGGAACGCTAGTCGTCGTCTGACTCTCCGTCCCAGCATAGGCAGGAAGTGTCTACGACTTCTGGGAACAGACGGCCCTGTGCTTCGTCCGCACTTAAAAACGCTTCCCAGCTGAAAGAGCGACCCAAACCCTTAACGCTGCTTAATTGTGCGTTGCGCTCCATGTCAATGGCTCGCTGCGCAAGGTCGGGATACTGTTTCTTTAGCTCGCGGATTTCGTGCTTCTTTGAGCCAGGGCAGAAGAAGCATGCAGACTTGCCAGGGTTCGGAAGTCCTGCGCGCTTAAGCGCCTGCAAGCAGTCTTCGCGCTCCCACTCCCAATCTATGAGCGGGTATTGGTAGCGATACTTATCGTCCTCTGGGATCTGTGCTCGCCGCTGTTCTCCAATATCAATGCCCAGATACTTGGTGACCTTGTCGCCTGCGGCCCAGACATCCTTAGCGGGTTGCCAGTTGTTCGCCCAGATTTCCTGCGGCTGCTTCTTATACTTGTGACTGCACGACTTAAAGCCGTAGGCCAAGCTGGGCAGCATGTTTTGTTTTAGGCAGTTGTCTTCCAGGTCTTTGTATGTTCGCTGGCTAGCGCGCACCTTGGTAATCGCTGGGAATCCTGCCGCGGTCAACCACGCGTCCATAATGTCTACAAACGTGTAGGTATGTGGCTTCTCGCCGCCCGTGTCAGCAAACAGGATGGCGTCGCACTTCATGCCCCGCTCATGCATGCCGACAAGCAGCGCCGCGCTATTCACTCCGCCGCCAAAGCTTACCAGTATCATTTTAAACCCTGCTCCGGCGCTTCGGTCTGCTCCGCCACTAGGGCTACGCGCTCTTTGTAGGCCTCTAGCAGCTCGGTGCGGTCGATGCCCTGGAAGCCGCTGGCGCGGGTCTTGGCTGCCCAGCGGCGCAGATGGTCCATCTCCGTGCAGCGCCCTAGGGACTGCTCTGCGTGCTCGCGGCTGTCCCAGCCCTCTACCTTAGCCGGCTCCGTTTTAACGGCTTGTGGCTCATCCTCGCGGCCCAGGGGGTCGTCTTTGCTCCACAGCTGCCAGCCCAGGCCAAACAGCAGCGCCGCGGCCTTGCACATGCCCCGCACAAAAGCGTCTGAGATGTCGCGCGCGTCGGGCTGCTTCTTCGCCTGCATCTTGTGATCCATGACGGCGTGAGGAACCGTCTCGGTGCGCGCGCCGGACTCGTGA